CCTCAGCCTCAGCCTTGGGCTCATCTAAATAAACGGAGAAGTACATGGTACGGTATATTCTACCTTGTGTCCTAAATATATCATCGACCTCTTTTTGGTTTTTCGGTTCGTAAGCGAAATGCCTAATTTCCGGATCCCATAAGAAATTGTATCTCATTTGAGACATACCTTTAAGTCGAATGTTAGGCGTTGCGCCCATTTGATTACTTTTTCCAATTATTATTATTTTCATTTTGTAAAAAAGCCTCTCCCCGAATACTCAGGGAGAGGCTAGGAGGGTTAATGGGAGGGGAAATTCCGAACCATTAGGTTTAAGCTTACGCTTGGGTCAAAGATAGACCGGGAACTTGACGAACAACTTCGACAAGCTGAACTGAAGGAATTCTGCCACGAGTGTCCTTGCGTGCGCCCATTCCGTAAACGGATTGAACACCAACAGCTGACAAGTGTGCTTCGTTACCACTGTTCGCGAAATCGTCGTAATGGAAGATTTGCTCACCGTAGATTTTTCCTTTTGCGTAGTACATTGCGTCTTTACCCATTGCCAATGCATAACCAATTGGGGTACCGAGTTCATTCGCTTGAACAAACATAGCACCTTGGGAGAATGCATCACCAACTTTGGTTCCAGCAGTGATTTTAGCAGCTTCGTTAGGATCACGGGTTAAGGTGATTGAACCGAAATCAGCAGCTACATCAGCTTGATCATAGGTGTACAACGCTTTAGTACCGTCGGTATCTATTCCGAGGATGTAATAGGTTCCGTTATCGTTAGTTCCTAAGGAATCTCCACCACCACCTGGAAGGCGGATGAAAGCTCCACGGAAGTTAGCAGCATAGTCACCGTCAGTTCCGCCCATAGCTCCAGCAGCAGTTGCGTCAGCAATAGCGTTGAATGCATAGAAGGTAGGAAGTAAAGGAGAACCTTGGCGTCCACGAGCGGTGTCGATAAGAACGTTATGATTCGCGATGATGTTGTTATCCCACTTAGCGTATGAACCGTTGTACAACTTATTGTTATCACTTCTTGCGTCCGCTTGAGTAATAGCTTCTAAGTAGTCAGGGTCAGAACGTAATGGACGTAAGCAAGCGTCAGGTGCGAAGAACAAGTAACCAGGAATTTCTTGGTTGATGTCTCCACCAGTGCTCATAGGCTCAGCGCCATTAGCAATAAGTGCTTGTTTAGCTTCTTGGATGATGTCAGTCGAAAGACCGTCAACATACTTAAGAGCATTGCCTGCTCCGGTTCCGTAAGAAGAGATGAAGTTAGATCCAACAGCGTTGTTGAGACAGATTTGACGTAATGCAAACTGGATTTGGTCTTGCTCGGTACGGCTCATCCATTCGGACATGACTTCAGCTGAAAGCTGGTCAATTGTCTTACCGGTGAATCTCATGAGTTTAAGAACTTGAGTCCAGGATACAGCGTGACGAACTAAGTCGACTTCAATGCTGAATGTTCCGAAATCAAGAGTATCAGTATTGTTCTTGAGAATTTCTTCTCCACGAACACCTTGTCCTCTGATTGGAGCAACAGTAGTGAATGTTACTTTGTCTGATCCGCCTGCGCTAAGATCGCGTTTTTCTGTGATGGGTTTACCGCTTCCTTCGCCGCCCATGAACTTTGCGAATACGTTTTTTTCCCGAGCGTCGCGTGATACGAGTTCGGACCAAAGACGTGAACGCAAGTCGGAATTAGCGTCACCGCCGATAAGATCAGCGTAGGAGTTGGTGTTAGTAACAAGATCAACATTTGCCTGAGTACCGTTTTGGTGTAATCCGGCAGCAGCTGAATTTGCTGGTAGGTTTTTTGTAGCCATTTTATTTAATTATTTGAGATTAGGTTTGTTGCTCCTAATTACCTTCTTGGCTGTGCTCCTCCAGGATTTCCAAGCAGAGCATAGATATCATCTTTGTTCATACTGGGAAGCTGTTGGATTAAGCCGTCTGCGGTCATTGGAGCGTTTACAGGTTGTGCCGTAGTTCCTGTCGTCAAGACCTTCGCTTGAGTCCCCATCTGTGGAGCCTGCTGCTGAGGGGCAACGGCCTGAGGCTGTTGCGCTACAACTGGTGCGGGCGATACTGATGCGAATTCGTTGGCGAGTAATTCAGGCCATTTTGGCGAGTCAAAAACTGCGGCGTAGTCGGGGTCGGACTGAGCTTGCGAAACATAATCATCGAACTGCTTACGATAGACCGAAGCCTTATCCTGCAATGATGGGAATCTTTCATAAACTCTGTCTCTACTCTCCATCGCTTTAGAACGATGGGTCTGATAAACTTGCTGACTTTGGGCTTCTTCCATCCGCTCTTTACGGCTAGATAGATTCTGCAATTCGAGTTCCTTTTTCATGATATCACGCTGAAGGCGTAATGCCTCGGTGGTCTCAAGATCCTCTGCTGCTTTCTCTACTTTACCTTCAAGCTCTATGATAGTAGCCCGTATGTCGTTTGCTTGTTTATCAATGCCTTGAATTGGATCGGGCTCGGACGCCTCGACTTGCTCCTGGGGCTGATAAATGGGTTGAGGTGCGGGTTGCGCTTCCTGACCGTAAATTACACGAGAGGCGTCTGAGAAGTCTCCACTAAAGCCCTCAGACCGGTATAGGTCTATGACTTGCTGGTCTAACTCATTCCTTGGACGGATTCGTCTTTTGGCGAGTTTTTCATCCTCTGATTCCTCTAGTTCCTCCGGCTCATGAGCTTCGGCCTCCGGCTCTGGGCTTACGGCCTCAGGCTGTTGGTCTTGGACTCCGGTCGTAGGCTCGGCGGTCTCTGGCGTTATTCCTAAAGCATTGCGAATATCCTCAGTTGAGGCATTCTCGATGCTTGTTCCCTCTGTCGTTTCTTGCGGGGAGTCAACCTCCGCGATAGCTGTTTCCATATCCGATTTATAACTGATCGGATAGCCGGTAGTAACCGGTTGTAGAGCTTAGCTATACTCCGATTTCGATTTCTTTTTGCCGGTTACACTACCGGGTTTCTCAATTGGAGACTCGCTTTTCTCGTTCTGCATCATTTCAAGGGCGCACTGTCCTTTAAAAATTTCTTTACATACTGTGGGAGCAATACATTTATCTCCGCACATCTTTTTTGGTTTTTCTTCCTTTTTACTCATTTCTTTTTTCGCAGGGTTTCAATTAGTTTTACCAGCATATATGCGGTAGTCGTGACACCGCATACACATGCGATTACATCGTTCCATTGGCCAACCGATACAACGGCAAAGGTTCCGGCCCATCCGATAACTGTAGAATTATCAATCATGATTATTGTTCTTTTGTTCGAGGTTAATAACTTTTTTTGTTACGTTTCTTACACGTAGAAAATGATATATAAAGTATAGTACCATCCCCCCGGCACTAATCATTAGAATGTCGTAAACCCCATCAATCAGCTTTTGAAAAAAGCCTCTCTCCTCTTTTAATTTCAGTTCTATTAATTTCTGCACATCGCCTTCACTAAAGGCTTTAATCTTTTCTGTATTTTTCTTAACTGAATCAGACTCCTTAATTATTTGTCCCGCAGCCGCTCCCAGTCCACCACCAGCAAAAGCGGTTGCCGGTCCACCCAATGCACCTACGCCAGCTCCGATCGCGCCTAAACCCGTTGGGGCAAAGGTTTTTACTGAACATGAGCAAAGATTAAAGACAGCAAAAAGAAAAAAGTATCTACTAAAACATCGCGCTCCAGAAAAAACATAATCATCGCGACTATCCAATATATCTCTCTCTGTAAGTGGCTCATTCATTGGGGTAAAAAAAGGGGTCGAAGGATTAGACCTCCGACCCCTTAGGAGAATTAGTAAGCTAAATTAGGCTTATCCTAATGCTAAGCTGAAATCGGAGTAAGAACCGAGGTTGTCGGCTCCGACATAAACATCTGAAACTTTGATGTCCATAAGAGTAGCGCTTGTGTCGTCACTTGAGATGTCAGTTGAAGAAGCAGCAGCGGAGGTTTTGTAACAAACGAATTTGTCTTCACCTTCGTCGAATACCAATGCAACGTTATCTTCGCTCGATCCACGTTCCATGATAAGTCCAACGTCATTTGCGTTGTTCGAACTGCCAGCTGCTCCGTCATTGAGAAGCATGATTGAATCTTTAACTTGGGAGTTAACAGTTTCAATGCTGGTGGTTGTACCAGTAACGGTAAGATTTCCGCTAAGAGTTAAGTCAGTACCAGAAACAGCACCGGTGAAAGCAGCTCCTGCGAGGTTTGCTTTAACAGTGTCAAGATTGGTTACAGCAGCCGCACGGGTTGATGCTTCAGCAGAAACAGCAGCTTGGCGATCGGCAACTTCAGATGCGAGGTTAGTGGTAAGAACACCTTCAGCAGCAGCAGCGCGAACTTCTTCTGCGTCGATTTCGCCTTGGAGAGCGGTATCAGCGGATGATCTTGAACTAGCTTCAGCAGAAACAGCAGCGATACGAGCAGTTTCTTCAGCAGAAATAGCGGTAGTAAGAACACCTTCAGCAGCAGTTGCACGAGTTTCTTCGTCAGAAACAGCGGTAGTAAGAACAGCTTCAGCAGCTCTTGCAGTTGTAGCTTCGCTATCGATGTTGCTTTGTAGACTGGTATCAGCAGAAGCTCTTGAGCTTGCTTCAGCAGTAACAGCAGCAATGCGAGCAGTTTCTTCGTCAGAAACAGCAGTAGTAAGAACGGCTTCAGCAGCTCTTGCGGTAGATGCTTCACTGCTTATTGCAGTAGCGTTAGCGGATTCAGCTGCTCTAGCGGTAGATGCTTCAGCAGTGATTGCGGCGATACGAGCGGTTTCTTCAGCAGCGACGTTGGCTTGTACACCATCGACTTTACCTTTAACAGCGGCACCGATTTGTTGGAGAATATTAGACATAGTAACTAAGTATTTTGTGGGTTTAGATTAATCATAAAGAACGAAGCGTATGTGCCTCTTTCCGGTACTCATAATCCCAGACTGTGGTCGATTCCTCAATCGGTTGCCCGCGCTTTACATCCGGTCGCATAGTACGGTTATAAGCGTATATAAACGAATATGGGCGTAACAAAAAATCGTTATCTTTCGCCACGAATTATTCGTGAAAGGATGGATGTCTCTCCCGGTACCGTTCGTCGATGGGCGAAACAATGGAATTGGGAAAGAAAAGAAATTAACGCACGAGTCATCCG